TGTCGATTGAACTCTACCAACCAGGTTGGTTATGATCAATATTCCAAAATCTTTTTTCATTTTACAAACTTTTAAATTAGATACTTACTTTATATAACAAAGATAGCAAAAATTCTTCATATAAAAAACTTTTGCTATCTTTTTTCTAATTATTTCTAATTATTTCTAATTATTTGTACCCTGTATGCCCAAAGCCTCCTTCCCCTCTTTCGGTTTCTGTTGAAATTTCATCAACTACTTCTATAGGCTCATATAAAATAGGCAGTAAAAGAAGCTGAATTATTTTGGATTCAAAAAATATTGAAACTGGCTTTTCTGATGTGTTAACCAAGTTTATATTTATTTCACCACGATAATCTTCATCAATAACACAGGCTAATACATCAAGTCCTTTCTTTGATGAAATTCCTGATTTGTTAAAAACTATCCAAACTGTATTTTTTGGAATTTCAGCTCTAATACCAGAGGGAATCAAAACTTTTTGGTGAGGCTTTAAAACAATCTCTTTATCAGTTATAAAAATATCTCCATTTAGATTGCGTAAATCCTCTACAAACTTTTCCTCATTGTGAGGAACATAAAAATCACAGCCAGCCGAAAGGCTCGTTCCTCTTGTCGGCGTTTTTACTTTTCTTAATTTTTGAATTTTCATTGCTAATTTGTTTAAACTGCTACTGGGGTTTTAATAAAATTGTTTGATTTGTATCCTATAAGCTCAACATCTTCTGGGCTATTGAATATTATTCTTGGAAGCTCATAGATCTCTCTGCTTAAATATTCTTTCACCTGGCTTAATTGATCTGAATAAATATGAGCATCTACAAATTTGATGTTTAATTTACCAGGTTTAAAGCCGGTTTCTTTTCCAACGTAATGTAAAAAAAGGCTAAACAAGGTCAAGTCATAAGGAACTCCAATAAAGAGGTCTGCGGACCTCTGAACTACTTGTAAATCCAAGTATTCTCCTCTTGTAAAGAACTGATAGTACAAATGGCAGGGAGGAAGTCTCATTTCACTTAATTGGGCAGGATTCCAAAGAGTAATTATATGCCTTCTGGAGTCAGGGTCATTTTTCAAAGACTTAAAAACAGCCTCTAGCTGATCAACTCCTTGACCATTAAAATTTCTCATCTGGTATCCATATACTTTACCTAAGTCTCCGTTTTCATCACTCCATTTATCCCATATCTTTACCCCTGCTTTACGAAATCTTTCGGTATTTGTTTCTCCATTTATAAACCATAAAAATTCAGTGTGAGTGGATTTGAAGAACATTTTTTTTCCAGTTATCATGGGAAACTCTCCTGCTTCATGATCAAACTCTAAATCTTTAGAAAAAACAGAATAGGATCCTACTCCTGTTCTGTCATTTCTAAAATTTCCATAAACAAGAACTTCTTTTAAAAGTTTCTTATAAGAGTACTCTAATATATTCATGTTATTTGTTTTTTAAAGTTTCTTTTGCTAGCTTTACTGTGTACTTATACAATGCTCCTATATAGACAATCATATCTAAAAAAGTGTCGTATTTATAAGAATATGCTAGCCTGCTTTGTTTAAGAGCAATCATACATTTATAAAAGTCAAGAGTAGTGATTTCTTTATTACACATCTCTGAAGCTAATTTTGCAGCTTTTGCCATTGATTCATCAAATGGGCCATACTGCCTCTCTATCTCTTCCTTCCTGTTCTCTTCAATATCTTTTGCATGGTCGTAAATGCTTTCATATTTTTCATTCATATATATAATTTTAAGTAAAAATACTTAATAAAAACTAGTGTAAAAAAAAACCCACAACATTTATACTGTGGGAATCATTTAATAATTAGACGCTTTACTTTTTTGAACGTTTTCGTATAGCCTCTATCATCTCCTCATCTTCTTTTTTAGACTGCTCATTAGCTTCTTCGGAAGAGTATTCTATTTCTTTCATTTCATACTCCCCACTGTCATCAAATTCTTCTTCTTCTTTTTCTTTCATAGTATAAATTTTAATTACATAGTAAAATTAGCAAAAAATTTCTTGTATAAAAAACTTTTTAGCCTTTATTTTGTTTATAATTAGCTTTTTCTAAAAATTGCTTGTATTTGCTATCATCAGTTACTCCGGATTTATGGCTATCAATTAAAATTGGTGGCTTACCAAATCCTACATTGTTGTCAAGCAAAAGTATATTCGTCAACTATACTTTTAATTTTTCATAAGTCTCAACTCCTTTGATATGAGAATCCTCCAAAGCATCTTGAGGGACTCTTCTTCCTGTTCTTTCAAACCTAGCTTTTTCTCTCTTCTTTGCTTCGTCAATAGAAATTGTAACATTAATAAGTTTTATATGGTACCCTTGCTTTTTTAGAGTTTCAACCATCTTTAAAGCTTTTTTGGTATTTTTCATTGTACCATCATTTACAAAGCTGATTTTGTTTTCTACAATCAGCTTCCTCGCTGCATCAGTAACATCACATGATTCCCTATGTACATTTGCTGCAGCGGTTGCTTTGGAAAAGTTTTTATACTCCGGTATCTGCTCCTTGATAACATCTGGCTCCAAAGACACTTTCTCAAAATCACTGTTTGGATCTCTAAAATATTTTGAAGAACTTGTTTTTCCAGAAGCGGCTCCGCCCATAAGCAATAAAACAGTTGGCTTATCAGACATAACCGCATCTTTTAATACGTTTCCTACAAGTTCCTTATGAAGCTTTTTTCTATAATCTGAATAAACACCATTGCTAGAATGCCTTTCACTTGTATCAAAATCTTTAAGAACTTTTACTTCAGGTCTCTTTTCAATCTCAGATTTATTTCCATATCTTACACCAACTCGGTTAAGTCTTCTATTTTCTGCTGTATCACCATAAATGCCAGACCTTGCTTTAAGTATATCAAATTCTTTAAAGTTAGCCTCAAGCCTTTCCCTATTTAGACCGAATCTTCTCATGTTTATAGTTTTATTAAATATAGTAAAATTTTTTTTGAAGCTTATTATCTTATTTAGAAAATGAGAACATATTTTCTTTTACAAAAAGCTAAAATTAAAATCTCCCTCCATATAAAAAGCCCCAATTATAGCTTTCCACAGAGCAATTGAAATGTCCCCATGACCAGAGGCACTTCTAACTTTATCATTGCTGAATGTATATGACATTAATTCAGCCGTCAGCATATCCGTTAGTCTTATTGATTCTTCGTCTCCTCTAGGCATTACTACTTGATAATTTTCAAACAAAACAGACATTGCTGGCAGGCCATTTTCAAAAGAAAACTTATTGGTAGAGGTTGTATGCCCTATTGCTGGCATACCCGCATCTTGAGCTAATTGAATAAATATTTTTTGAAACCCATTATCCTCCATTATTATATGGAAAGGGCTAAAATTAGAGTTAATGTACCCTAATTGATTTATTTGCTCTCCATAGCTCATACCTTGTCCAACAAAAATATTTAGAATGTATATTTTTCTATCCAAAACCCCTATTGTAACAAAAGCCGTTTTATCTGCATTTGCTGAAGCAGAAATACTGTGATCAGTGCCAATAGCAACTTTATCAAACCTTATTGGAGCTGATGTTATATTGTTTATTAGTCTAAAATCTTTATCGAAGGATCTCTTTATATGCTCGTAGTTATAAATAGATGATTCTGATGAAACTGGCCTAACTAAAACCTCACGAGTAAAGTTAAGAGTTCCTTGAGTTTCTAATTTTTCTACCAAAACCTTTAAGGGAAATTTACTCTCCCATAAAATATCCCCATTTGGGAAAATTGCTGGATACTCAAAAGAGGCCCAGCCCTTTTTTTTCTTTATGTCAGCATAAAGGTCCATTTCGTGAAACGGAGTCCCGACTACAGTAATCTGCCCTCCTGGCTCTAAAAGGTTCATTATAACAGAAAAGAAAATTTGCTTGTACTTTTCTCGCTGATCAATTGAATAAAGTGCCTGGTCAGTCAAGAAGTCATCAACAATAATCCACCCAGGGTGAAGCCCCCTCATTTTAGACCCATAAGACCTAATCTGAAGTTGAGCTCCATTTTTAGTAATAATTTGTTCTGATCCCCACTTCCCCTCTCCTTTATTAGGAAACAAAACTTCTCTCAACAGAGGATTTGTTTCAATCTCTGAAATGATTTCATCCATGTGTGATATAGCAAGTTTGTATTCTGAAGTTATAAGAACCCCTTTTTGACTATGTTGAATACCATACTTTGGATTTTTTATTTTATCCTCTTTACTATATCTATACATTTGCCAAAGAGGAACTGCTTTTGCGAAATAAAAAGAATTGTGAACCACTGTCCCATCTTCCAATAAGTGTAAATTATCCTCATCAACTTCAAATCCATAAAAAATTTGATTTGGTACCGGAGTTATGTTTTTTAAACTGTATCTCTCACTGTCTTTGTTTTTTAAATCCCAGCCTTCAGCTCTATAGCCAAAAGAAGATTTTTTATAGTGGCTTGTTTTGTTGTAAAAATCCATGGCAGACATTTCAACAATTTTTGTTCCTAACTTTCTTTTTGTGTTATTTGTGTATCTAAATACATCCTTTTTAAAATGGAGGATATGATCTCTTGATACCGAATAAGAGGATTTATTTTTTTTATCTAGTATCTTAAATCCTTTGTCAAAAACTTCATGTGAAGACAATACGTTTCTTGGCTTTAAATCCGGGCCCATCACTTTATCTCCCTTTTTAATCTCCTGAACTTTTTTAAGTGTCCCGTCAAACATGGGAATTAAAGTGTCTTTACCAAAACATTTACCAGATCCACGAGCAGCAATAAGAGATAAAAAATTATACATCTGGTAGATTTGTCCCCACTCAATATGATGCCAACTCATTTCAAAGTCTGGCATCATTGTGACAATAAAGTAGTTTAGGACAAGCTTCTTAAGAGCTTTATCTGTATCTTTAGTAAGATTGGGAAGGTAAAAAAGCTGACTTGCCTCAATAGGAACAGCCTCTCCATAAATGGAAAGGCTTGTGGTCTCTAAAAATAAATCTAAAACTTTACCAATATCATTCTCATACCCTGAAAAAACTTCTTTCAAAGCTAATTCATCCAACTCTTCAATAATATCTTGGACTGTATTTAAAATTATCTCTTGTTGTAAGAATGTTTTTGAGTTTTTTAAAAGAATATCTTTTGGAGGTACTATTAGGTTGTTCATTCAAAATTTGATTTTTAAAAATAAAATTCAGCCCTAGAACCTTCTTCCTTATCCTCAATAACTGAACTGGAATCACTTCTTAAATCTGTCAAATATTTTATTAAAAGCTTAGTATTTGCTTCAACATCTTTCATGGCTCTATGTGCTCCTATAATTGAAATGTCTTCTTTGGAGCAGGCTGTGCCTAATTTAAAATTAAGCATATCGTCTTTATGACCATATTTTAAATGTGAAAATATTAAAGTATCTATTTCAAATTCATAAAGATCCTCAAATTGCTTCTTGTACAATTCAAAAGCAACCTTCATAAAACTATTGTCAAATTTTATGATGTTGTGACCAGAGATAACCATTTTCTTCCTGGCTCCCCCAGAATATTTTTTAAAAAGATTGACAACATTATTGACAAAATTTGCTAACTCAATACCTTCTTCAATTGTTTTTTCCACTGGGATATTATGAACAGCTAAAGCTTGCGGGGAATAAATTGGATTCTCAGTATATGGCTTTATGTAATAGGAAACTCTTTCTACCTCCACTAAATTTGGATCAAGAATAATGGCAGCAAATTCCATTATCATACTTTTAATCTCCTCGGGCTTTCCAGGAGATAATCCAGATGTTTCAATATCGTAAACGCAAAAATAGTGAGGATGTGTCATATATCAATACTTTCATTTTTATCAAACAAAACAACTCCAGAATCCTGTATCCAAATTTTAGATATGTTGGAATTATTGCTTACGGTTTTTCTTGCATATCTTTTAGGGTGAAGAACAGTGCGGTATATTTTATGATAATCTTCCGGCTGGCCTTCTTCTAAAACACAAACTGTAACCCCTCCTTCTTCTCTAAAAAGAGGGTTTATCCTGTACTTATCCTGAATCTCTAAAGCCATTATTCTTCCTCCCCTACAGATTTAAAGTAATTCAAAATACTGGATTTTTTAACCGATTGAATGGTGTAAGAAATAGTCGACGACTCATATAGTTTGTTTACCACTTGACTTACTTGACTTATGCTGCTCCCTTTGATAAGGGATTTCACATTGATAACCTGAACTTTGCCTTTGTCGTTTTCAAAACTTTCTTTAACCACTGCTTCAAAAAAATGAGAACCGTCTGGATCTTCAATAATCTCAGAAAAAAAAGTTTTAACTATTGAATGTACAATTGCTTCTTTTAGCCCTTGCTCCTCAATCATTTCATTTGCTTTAGTTTCAGCATCTGAAAAATTAACGGCTTCAAACAAAATGGTTTCGCTAACTTTTTTTACTTTTTCCTTTTTCGTAACAGCTAAATGCTTGATAACTACTTTAAAATTTTCATTCATTATTTTTAATATTTTATTTTTGTAAAATTAAGCGAAAATCACTTATCTAAAAACTTTCCAATATTAAGTCGGCTATATCACATTGAGGCTTTCCTCCTTTGCAAACATTATCTATAGAAACATTCAGTCCAACCATTTCCATAGCTTCTTTCATTGCTTTCCACTCTAATATAGCATCTTCATCTGGGACTAAGGTTATAGACTTATCTTCCAAAACATCCCAGGAGCCCTCCAACCACTTGTTTTTACCACCTGTTGATAACCATATAAATTCTGGCCAAACTGATGAACAAATTATTGCGGATTTTTCTGATTCCACAATTTGAATAGTCTTGTTTGGAAACTGATTAATCAAGTGCTCTCCAAAAAAACATTCCTTAACAGTGAAATCTCCATCATATATTTCATTGTGCATTAGATACAAATGGTCTTTATCTCTTTTCCCATTTTCATGGTACATCATTTTTTTCCCAGTGCGAATATCCCCCTTAGAATCTATTTGCCAAAATATAATCATACCATCTTGAAAGCCCAACATGTAATTGGCTGCAGCTTCTTTAAAGTTTTTTTCTGGGAGAACTCCTTTTAAAAACTTATATAAAGTGTTTTCTTCATCTACAAATAAAGTATTGGCAAATATTTCTTCCTCTATAAGGTTAACCTCTTTGACTACTTTAATCTCTACAAGCCTATCTCCTAGCCTTTCTTTTGGTATATATTCAGGATATTCTGCAAATAATTCTCTAGGTGTAAAATGGTATCCGCAATTATTTTCTCTGGAACATCTTCCGCACAAATCAGGATTTAGAGCTACATTATTAGTAAGGTCAATATATGGTGAAAATTTTGCTTTACCACAACTAGGACAACTAATTTGTCTTCCCTTCTTTAAAGAAAATCTATAAATTTCACTCATTATTTTTAAATTACACTATTTCTTACTTAAAATATTTTCCATCCAATTTGTATTGTCATGTACTGGAATCCCATCCCTTAAATCTGAAAATCGACCATTCTTTTTATTGTAAGTTATTTCAGCCATCCCTCTAATCCCAAGATGTTGAAATCTTACTTTCTCTACATGAATTTCAGTATTTGTTAAAAATTTACCATCCTCACCCTCTTGCCTATGAACCGTTAATCCATAATCAGCTTTGTTGTAAAAGTTAGCTGAGCCCGCTATATTGTACATCGTTGGTACTTGATGCCTTTTCCCATCTTTTTCTTTAGCCATTTTTGTTGGGTGAGCAACTAATACCACTAAAACATCATGTAATTTTGCAAATTTAGTCAGCTTATCTAAAAACCGGCTTATGTAAGTTGTCTCTGATTCTCTTCCCATTGATGCATCAATCATGTTATATGGATCAATGGATATTATTTTAGCCCCAGTTTTTTCGATATAAACAGAAGCGGTGTTTAAAATATTTTCAATAGTATTGCTTTCATAATAAATCCAGGCGTAATTGTCATTGATATACTTTTTGATTATATCATAATATGGATTGTCTATTGAAAGTCTATCTCCATAGAATTTTGAAGCAATTTTATAGTAGTGAATGGGTATGGGGTAGTTTTCAGGTGAGTAATAAATAACCTTCCATCCAAATAAATAGTTAAGCTTAGCAAAAACATAATCCATATATTCAGATTTACCATGGGAAGGAATACCCGTTGTTATTAGCAACTTACTAGTATCGTAAGTTATGAAATCATCTGTTATAGAATTTATAGCTTTTCCTTTCTGAAAGCCCTCTTTAAAAAAGAGGTCTATACTATCATTCAAACTGTCTACAGTGTGAAATGATAAGTCCCCTTCTCCCAGAGTATCATTTACAATTTTTACTTCCACCTCTTCTACAAACATTCCTTTTTTAACAAGGGGATTTCTTTTTTCGCTTTTTTTAGATTCTGCCCTGCTTTTAAATTTTTTTCTATCAAATGCCATGTTATAAACTTTTAGTAATTTTCCCTAACCATTCTGTGTTGACTTTTTTCCCGTATAAGCTAGTATCAATTCCTAAATCTATTTTAGAATCAATAAGTTTTACCAAGAAATCAAAAGCTTTGTCTCTAAAAATTGGATCTTTTATATCAAAGGATTTGTAATCAGTAGAACCAGACAGCCTAACTTTATTGTCCATTTGATCTTGGTAGTTAGCATGGGTTAACACTGATAGCTTATTAAGTCTATTGTCTAAGAAAGAGACTAGGATCTCAATGTTATCTCCTAAATCCTTTTTCTCTAAAGAAAAAGTTTTTCTTAATTTTTCAAATATATTTATAATGTTCTTGTCAAATGTCTCTTCTTTTATCAAAAACATAAAACTTCTTTCTTCTATTGCTGTGCCATCTGAAAATTCTTTGTTAAGCCACTTTTCTAATTTACTTTCATTCAAAATAAAGCTTGGGCTCAAATATGTCAGAGGATCTTTATATTTTTCATTGTTTGATTTTATTCCTTCGTTAGCTTTCCTATAGTTTAAAAAAGCTGTTTTCATATCTTCAATTGAATAATCTTGATTTATTCTTGCCGCAAATAACTTTTCTACTCCCCTGGTGAATTTCCAACTTTTAATCTTTTCCTTGCTGTAATTATTGTTGCACCAATCTACAAACTTGCTTCCCTCTTTATTTATAAAATGATTTTTTAATGTTTCAAGAATTTTAGATAACCAATCTTCTTTTTTTATTGAATCATCATTTAAAATCTTGTTTGTTATAGAAACCACTTTTTCCTCTCCTATTAAATCAGTGTACTTATCTATTTTATTGAAGTGGTCATTTAGGAACAAATCTTTTGGATCTTCATTTGATTCAATTTTCTTTTGTTTATTTTTATTAAATTTATTATTATTTGTATTATTATCCTCATCGTTTATTAAGTGGGGGTATGCATGTAAATTAAGTACCCTACTTAATTTATTAACTACCATAATAACTCTGTTTTTAACTAGCTTTCCTTCATAAACCAGGTCAACTTGAATAAGAGTTTTTTCTGTCAATGAAGATATTATTTGAGAACATCTTCCTTTTGATAAACCAAAAAATTTAGAAAAATAACCATTGCTTGCTGTGCATCCTTCTTTATTATCAAGACTGTCAATTTCAACTAAAAAAAGTTTTTCCATTACAGCTAAATCTTCATTAAGCCAAATTTCTGCCGGAATCCAAATGCCTTTAAATTTTCTTTCTTTATCCATTATATAACTAATTTTCTCTACAAATTCCTGTATAAAAAAATCGTACCCCTCCTTTCGGGAGGCAGCCCTACTCAGAGAAGTACGATTATATATTGTTTGCTTGGTTACTGCCTTAACCAATATTACTAATTATAGTGACAATTTTTTCATTAGACTAATTATTATTCTATCAAAATTAGCCCATTTTTATTTATCTAAAAATTAGTTTAGGTAAACTTTGCCAAATATTTTATCAAACTTTTCTTTTTTTATGTTTAGATTGAGCATTTCCATCAAATCCATTATAAAAATATTTGTCTTTTTAGAAACTTTAACATTATCAATAGGGAGTGTACAAGTTTTTTTAAATAGACCTAATAAGATTTTTTGATTCTTTTTAATGGACATATTTTTATAATTCTCAACTTCCAAAGAATTATCTAGCAATAAAGTGTGAAACAATATTACCGAGTAAAGATCTTCTTTATCTAAAATTAATAATTCTTTTTCATCATTCATCTTGTTAATATTATTTTCTTAAATCTTACGGGGTCTCTCTTTTCAATATAATTAAGATGGTCTTTGTAAGATTTTAGTGTTATTATTTTACTCCATTGACCGGATTCCCATCTTTCATGGCAACCCATTTTTCCAAAAACATCGGCAACTTCTCTCTCCATGCAGTGAAAAACAATATTTTTTTCATCAGATTGGTAAACTTTATTGTTTTGGCCTATAAGATGTGAGTGAGATAAAAAAGAAAATTGACCACAGCCTTCGCATGCCATTTCTCTGTTTTCATCTATTTTTTTATAAACTTGGCTAAGTTTTCTTTTGTTAATACTTTCTTTTCTTGAGACTTGCTTAATTTTTGATTTCTTTGTAGATATAGGCTTGTTTGGGGAGCTTTTTACTTCTTTATTGTGATTTGTGCTTTGGCCGTCTAAACGCTCTCTATTGCACTGTGGACAAAGATGATATTTCTTATTTATTATTGGTTTTTCCTTGCCACATGATCTACATTTTTTTATTTCCATAATTTTTATTTTTTGCTAACTCATCTACTATAATTTTATAAAAAAGATTGCTTACCTTTTTATTTTGATAAAGAAATTGAAGCAAAAGATTAACAATGTCTGGTGTTTTGCCTGTTGTAGTTGCAAATATCTTACCATCTTTAGAGAAAGCTAAATTCAAAGAAGCTTTTAGGTTTTTCTCCTTTACATATTCCTTAAATTCAGAAATTTCTTTCTGAATAATTTCATTTTTATTCATAAAAGTAAAATTAATACAAAATAATTCTTGTGAAAAATTAATTCATATCGTAGGAAAACTTTAAATCAATCAATCCCTCTTTCTCAAAAGGGGCTTCCCTTTTTAAATATTTTTCATATAAAGCATCTGGAGTAAAATCACTGCTTAAGGCTGATCTATTTATTTCCCTTTTTATCCAAATTCCAACCATTTGATTATTTAAAATAACTCCAGTTGATGGATTGCCCAGCTCTAATCGAGAGTCTTCAGCTGTTTCATTAAAAACAATTCCGTAAGGAAGAGCATAAGTAGATGTTATTTTCTCCATCTCTCCTGTTGTAGATAGCCAAACAGCCCCGACAGTTGTTTTAATCCAATCAATATTAGTATCAACGTAAACATCAACATTTGATAAAACTCTTCCAGATATGTTTTTTAAAACAATAGCTTTTACTTCATGAGTTGTTGTTGATAGTAAAGCTATGTTCATGAATAGGTTTGATAAAAGACCGTTTGGAATCAAAGAGCTTGATGGCAGTCCTCCAAGACTTTGTCTAGGATTAACTTGAGTTGCTCCGTATGTTTTAGCTCCTGTATAAAATAATTTTATATCCATTTTGTTTAGTTTTAATATTTTTTCTCTTTAATTCACTATATGGGAGATTATCCTCCATCTTGCCACACTAAAATAGCAAACATTACTGATTCATTTTCAATAGAACTAATCACTACTGATCCATATCTTCCCATATCCCCAGTAAATTGTCTTTCAGCAAAAATCTTTATTTTTGTTGTTCCTACTATCTGGGCACCTAACCAATCACTCTTTGACTTTATTTCCCAGCCAAGAGTTGAGCCTGAAATAGTTACCAATACAGTTTCCCAATTAACTGGTATTTCCGGAAAGAATAATTGAGATGGAGAAGCAGATAAAATAATACCAGACACACCAATAGAAAATCCTGTCCAACTTCCATTTGACTGTTTAATTTTATCCCCAGCTTTAAGTGTGAGCCATGCTCCACTTGAGCCTTTAACCTTGTCCCCTGTTTTAATGGAGGACCAAGATCCATTTGATCTTTTTATTTTTATTGTTGCCATAATGAATTAAGATATGAATATGTCCCCCTCTTTTGCTCCAAGAGAATCAGCGGAATCAGTATCTGTTATATCTTCTGCTCCAGAAACAAAAACTTTTGTCCCCGCCGTTGAGCTGTTTGACTCTAATTCAGATATTCTTGTCCAAAAGTGTCTACTGTCTCCCTTTCCTGCTGATAAAGTTCTCCAGTATGATTTGTAAGAACTTGATACAGTATCCCATGTATTTTTAACACACATAATAGCTACAACATCTTTTTCATAAATGACTCTTGGAAAGAACTGTTGGTTTGAGCTATTAAATAAAGGTTGAAAATAATCTTCAAATCCAGTAAAAATATCATTTTGGTAGACAGGCACAGCTAGATTTTTAGGATTATTAGTTACACTCTTTAGATAAAGAACAGAGCCTTCTTCAAAAGGAGTATTTTCATTTTTTAAAAACCCAAATATTTGAGTATTCACCAAAGAGGAAAAGTTGATTTCAATAAAAGAAGTTGATGCTCCTGGAAGAATAGCATTTCTATCATTCGTATTTACCGGGTCAACTGCGGTGATTTGCTCGGTTGATATTCCATATAATTTTTGAAAAATATTCTCTCTATCCAACAGGGCATAATTATTATTCCCAATCAAATCTTTCAATTTATAGAGATTCTGCTTTCTTAAATCAGTTATAGAAATGACGCCACTTAGGTTTGTAACCTTTGCTAGTAGATATTCAACTCCTTCTTCAATAGCTGGTTGAGTATCAGAGGTTGTTTTAACCCACGTTAATTCACAACTATCATATTGAAAAATGTTTTTGTTTTCGCTAGGAGGAGATGCATCGTGGGTGAAAGTTCCTACCACTGAGTATTTTGATCCAGCAGCGATTCCTCCATTAGAAAAATCTCCTTGCAAGATAGCTGCAGAGTCACTTATAACCTTCAATACCTCAAACTCTTCTGAGGTATTTTGTCCATCGTAGATTGTTATTTTAGAAGGAAAGTTTGGCTGGCCTCTAAGAACTTCTGTAAACTTAGTGTTTATCCCACTGACATTTCCTTGAGAGTCAACTGATAATGTTCCTTCTTCATAAGAGGAAAATGTATGAGAAACTTTTAACCACCACCTATCTGAAGCATTTATAGGAACGCTGTTAACTATATCCTCTTTGAGATAGATAATGTTTTGAGAACTATCAATAGCGTATGAATCACCTTTAATGACCACATTAAATCCTGAGCCAACTTCTTCCACCAAGAAAGAATCCCCTACATTTAAACTGCTATCAGCTATGATTCCATATTGATCTGTTATGAAATTGAATAACTTGAGATAGCCTTTTTCTTTTAAAAAGAAAAGAAGTCTATTCAATTCTGCTGATTCAAGAAAAAGATCTTCACTTATTTTTATTTTTGACATCTTAATATATATTTTTAAAAGTTGTGTTATAAGGGAGTAAGTATTCTCTCATTTTTTCCTCAAGAACTGGATATGTAGGAGGCCCTTTAACAATTATATAAATTCCTTTCCCTGAAGCTAATTCTCCTGTAGAATCATTAAATACGTTTGAAAACTTTACATTATAAGTTCTACTTGCTATTCCTAAGACATCTGAAGATGCGGACCTGTTAGGAGTGTCTTCATTTTCAAAAAAATTAACGTCCGAAATATAGGTTCCTTCAGGAAAGGCAGAACTTTCAATATAAAAGCCTTTTTCGCATCTCTCCCACGCAAATCTTGTCGTTGTTCTCAGTACTGTTGTACTTTCAAAATCAGGATCAGAATCATCTGTTATTTTTCTAAATAGCAAATTATATCTCTCATATCTTGGAAGAATAGACTCATTGTTTTGCCTCAGCCAGACTTGAATGAAATTGTTTACTTGCAAAAACCCTGTTGAGAATGGTGTTGATGTTGGCTTTATCTGGATATTCTTTATAAACAACTCGTTCTGGGCAACAGAGCTTTGAGGCTGATCATTTAAAATTAATGGTAAAATATAGTTTGCATTTAAGTCTCCTATCCTTAAGTGATTTCCATATCCTATATTTAATTTTTTATCAGGTAAGTTATCTGAAAAGAAATTATAAAGAATTCCTCTGACAAAATAGTACTCTCCAATAATGTTAGTGCTGATTTTACTAAAGAAGAAGTTATTTGATATAGACCCATCCTCATTGTTTATAAGGGAGAGAAGATTATAATTTTTATCATAAGTGTAAATTCCGAAAGAAAAATATTCACCAAGGGCACTCATTTTTACCCAAAAAGAGATTTCATAATTTGTAGTTGGGTTTATTCTTAAAGCATAGTCTCTGAATTCTTCCTGAAGCTGAGATTGAGTATTTTTACCTCCTATCCCAGAAACATCGTTATCAGAAACACCTTCTATCTTCAGCACACCAACTCCACTTTCATCAACTATAGAAACATCATCTCTTTTGATTATTGGCAACACAGCCGTGTCTAAAATGCTCCCACCTGGAAACCAACTCTTATTAAGAGTATGTTGTGCTGAAATAGATCTAAATAAAGGAGAAGAGTTACCTATATTCCATCCAAAGTACTTATCTGGAACAAGGTTAAATATAAACTCTTCAAAGGGTTGCCAGCAAATTAGCCTTAACAACTCCCCATTTATTGGATAATCCTCATTATAATCTGTATGTTGCTCATCTACAATTCTAAGAGTTCCTCTTCTTTGAATTTCTTTTATATAGTTTTCCCCAAGTATTTTAAGCTCAGTTAATTGAGACCCTTTATCACAAAAGAATAAGTTTCTTTGTGCAAGGAAGTCAGCATAAAGAGATTCATTTTGATCAAAATCCCCAATCTTTCTTGAAAAATGGACTATCCAAGCAAAGAAGCAGGCTACTGTTTTCCAAAATGCTAAATAATCTTCATCATCACTTCCGTCTCCTCTTTCAATGTAAGAAGGAACAATTCCTTTTTCAAATAATTTACCAGTAACATTAAAGCACCATTGGTTTGAATCCAAGCAATCAAACCATTGTCCGAAAATGCTTTCATTATATAGTGGTCCACAATTGATTTCCACTATATCCCCCATTAAGGTAACACTATTAAATGTTAATTCAGGAACTGTTGATAATACCGAAGTTGCTTTAAGTGAATATTGAAATTCAAAGTTAAATATTTCTGTTGCTGAGATTTGTATTGCTTGTAAATTTTCAGAGCTAAGTTCTTGAAAAGCAGTAAAACGTTGTCCGTTTTTTGAATATCTGAATTTTTTCTCAAAATAACAAGAGGCTGTTTCTCCTTCTACGTCATCAACATAGTCACTTATAAGTGTTACTCCTATTAGAGGTATCGTCGCTTTTATCCAAACCTTATCCCCAATTGCGGTTAATTTGTTTCCTGTTATCATTTCTTAATTAGTTTGAATGTCCATTTGAGTAATATGAATAACGTGCCAGATAACCCCATCTGACTTTAATGTGACAGAATAGGTGCTAGTGGATTGACTTAGCTTTAAGTTTTCTTCTACCCAACTTTTTCCAAATCCAGACCAGGAACCTACTATATCTAAATCATAAAGATCAGACTCATTTACAATATCATATATCCTGTTAGGACAAGTCGATGGGATTGGCAAGTAACAAATTCCATCTTCTGTCCCCTGCCAAATGACAGTTCTATTTGCAATTGTGAGAGAGAAACTACTATCAACAATTGTTGTTATTGAAGATCCTTCTGAGCCTTCTGTTTCAAATCTAGAAAAGGGGTCCACTACATGAACACCAGCTCTACCAGTTTTTCCTTTTAAAAGGAAAAATCCTGAAAATCTAACATTTGGATCAATTGAAGTTGTCAAATCCAACTTCTCTGAAGCTGCTCCAAATAAAACATCCGTTCCCTCTTGAGTGAATATTTGAGATTG